GACTGGCAGTGCCTGACCAGTAACGCCGTTTACCCACCCGGAAGCGTTGCAGTTCATGCAGTCCATTTCATGGAATACGCCCTTAAGGACTGCCTTGCCCTTGCACTCTGGGCACCAGGCCAAGGTAAGCATTTCCTTCTTGAAGGCAGGCCCGTGGCTCTTCTTCATTTCGCCTCCGTGATCATCGTGTAAGCGACAAGTACGTCACACGTTTGTGAGGCCTCGAAAAAGGTAGTGTCGCCGCTCTTCCACTTCACCACTAATGCATCCAAACCCAGCCGACCATCAAGCCAGGCCTTGGCGATATCTTCGGTCTGGACCTGAGTATCGAAGGCTTGATCGATCACAATGACCATTTTTAAACCTCGCCCTTAACAATGTGCGGAATAGACTCGCAAGCCACGCCATTCAAGGCCTGCACGGAAGTTTGCGATTCTTCATATCTAACGCCTGTCTGCCCGTGAATGGATGCGAAGCCACGGCCATCTAACCACTCGTGCCACTTCACCAAAGCCAGTCGGCGCTGCTCGGTAGCCTGAGTGTTGATGTAGGTAGAGGTGATCTTGCCGAGAGAGTGGTTCAGCAGCATCTCGCCGATGTGACCGTCGATACCGATGTCTGTCCAAGCAGTACGGGCAACCTTGCGCAGATCGTGGCTTGACCATTCACCGCGACCCAACCTGGTGAACACGGCGCTGGCTTGGTTCTCGCTCAGTGGCAGCCCACGTCGATTCGGGAAAAGGTAGGCACCTTGATAGCCGCTGGCCAACTGAGCAGCGCGGTAACGACGAAGCAGGCTGCAGGCTTGGTCGGTCAATGGGAGGCGGTGCTCGGTCCGGGTCTTGGTGTTCTCAGCCGGGATGAACCACTCACGCTCAGGCAGCGCGATATCAGCCCAACGCGTCAGCCGAGTTTCACCGATGCGCGTCCCATGGCAGAGCATCATCAGGGCAAGCATGGCGTCGGCCGGTGCTGGTTCGAACTGACCAGCCAGCAGTGCCAGAACCTCGGGAATCTGGACGCCTCGCAACCTGGCGGCCTTGGGGGCAATGCGAGCAGTGGTGAAGTGCCCGAATTTCATATCGGCCATGGGATTAGACGGAATCAGGTCAAGCTTGGCGGCCTGCCTGAACGCCGCGGACAGCAGACGATAGAGCTGCTGCACGTAAGACAGAGACAGGACGGACTGAACGGGCCACATGAGCAGCTGGTCGAGGGTCTGGGCGCTGACTGAACGGATCGGCAAATCAGCCAGACGTGGCTTGAGGTGGCAGGCGATGGCCGTCTTACCTCCAGCTTTTCGTTTGTCCGATAGGGATCGGTCACGGGCCATCCGGTCGCCGTACCAGTCCAGCAGGTCGCCGACCGTGTGCCAGGCTTCAATGGCGGTGCTGGCATTCGGCTTGAGAACGAGGCGCTGACGCAGTTCAGGAAGCAGCGTCAGAACGGCAGCCGCCTTCAGGTCTGGATATCCCGCGATCCGACGCCAGGAGCGCTGCACCACCAGATACCAGGATCCGCGCGCCCTGCCCTGACTGAACCGGAAATACAGCCCAGGGTGACGAGGGTCGCGCAACGTATCGACGGATGTATCAGCGGACTGCCTGCGGATCTCAGCGTCTGACAGGTTCACGGTGGCGGTTGTCATGCGGAGGCCTCAACGTAATCAGAAATGCGGACGCGGACGGCACCGCCCTTGATGGTCTCGGCGCTGATCTGCAGCTGGGTGACAAAGTGGCTGTCATCGATGCCCAAGGCTTGCGCCACACCATCACGACCGGACTTGAACGCTGCGATGCAGTTGTCATCGTCACGGCGGCGACGGTCTGGCGGGATGAATTCGAGCGACAACAGCGCGCGGCCCTTGGGTACCGGCAAACCCGCTGCTCTGCACAGCAGGAAGCAGGCATTGCGGTAGGTCTTGGCGGCACGGCTCTTGGTCGCCCAGTGCGTGCGTGCATTGGGACTCAGAACCTTTGGCGGCCATGGAAGCATCAGATCGGCAGCCATCACGCCTCCACATCCGGGCCGTCCAGCCAGGCAAGGAAGCCCGCCGGAACATCCTGACCCGACTCAGCCAGGAACTGAGCGCAGAAGCTCAGCAGCTCGGACTGCTTGCCGTATGCCTCTTCGAATTGCGCCTTCTGGCCGTGCACCGCGTAGCCGGGAAAACCTTCGGCTCCGTAACCATGCTGGTGGTGGCCAGCGCACAGGGGAAGTACGTACCAGTGAGCGTGCGGCTTGGTCCGACCATCAACGTGGTGGATGCTGCACTGGTCGTTGTGGATGTCCTGCCCAACACGGCACGCAACGCAGCCGATAGACCCAACCAGCATGTCGTGCCAGCGCTTCTGCTGAGCAGTTACCGCGCGACCCTTCACTGCTGCACCTCCAGCTGCTTGCGCTCCAGCTCAATCAGCAGTTCGATAAAGTGCTTGGCCTTCTCCAGATCAGCCAGCCCGCCCTTGTCGCGCCACCGGGTCACGTACTTGATAACGTTGCCCTCAGCAAACGGGATGCCATTCGCGTGGATAAACTCTATGGGTTGGATTTTCAACGATTTGTAATGATCGCCGGACACCTGCTTATCGAGGGCGCTCATTGGGCTTGACCCTTGAAGTAATACCGACCACGACCGTCATTCATCACCGTGGCGTTATTCAGGAGGGTTCTTAGTTGTTCCCAGGTCAGGATCATTGCGAGATACCTTTGCGGCGTGCACGGAGTTGAGCCAGGGCGTCGTTGCCCACGGCCAGGGTGATGACAGGGGCTGGTCCGGCAATCTCGGCTTTTGGCAGCGGGCCAATATCTTCGCCGCGCCAAACCTTGCACACTTGAACCATGTAGCGCTTCTCGAAGCTGGCCAGGCCCAGCTCACGGCTGAGCAGCGGCAGGCTGTGGAACCCGGCCGCAGCCGTTGCGTGGTAGACGGCTGGGTGAAACCACTTTTCCCGACCGCGCATCGCTGGATGGCAGTTCCGCAAGGCCTGCTCATATGCCGCTTCAACGATAGGAAGGCCGATCATTTCTGGCGTGGGCACACAGCCCTGAATGAATTTTCCGACGCTCGGAATGAAGTCGGATGCCTCGGCCCGGCAGCGAGTCAGGCCAATATCGATCTGCTCTTGCGTGCAGATGCCGTTTTCGATGAAGCCCTGCAACCAAGTCTTTTTCGATTCCAGGTAGGACTTCTTGTCGGGCCAAGCCTGGCGCCACGCAGTGCGGATCGAGCGCAATTCCTTGAACAGGTGATTGATCACTTGCCCGGTTTCCCGTGCCCGATCGTGCTGAGCCTGGGGAGAGACCTCAGTACCAGCCTCGATGAATTCGCCTGCGTGCACCTTGCTGAGCGCCGAAGAGGCGTAAGCCGAAACCTGTTTCATGATTTCACCCCATCCATCCAGCTCGTATCGTCGTCATCGATGCTGTCCACAGCGCCAGTACCGGCGGATTTGGTGCGATCGCGTTTGATCCATGAGGCGAGGCGATAAGCCCACCCGCCTGGGTTTTCGACGGTAGAGCTGCGAGCCAGATAGAAACCCTTGAAGCTGGCGATCAGGGCGGGCGTTGCCGAGTCAGCGGGTAGCGCCGCGATCTTGAGCTGGTCAGTCAACGCCTTTTCGGCAGGCTCCCAGTCAGCGAACATGGCGAAGCGCTGGCGATCACCGACGGGCTCGAGTGCTTTTCGATCCTGCTCGGCAATGGCCTCCAAAATCTCGCGCTGCTGCTGCTCTTCGGTTACCTGATGGTTAGATGATGTATTGGGTGCAGCTGGTGCACCCCGTTCTGTCTCAGGATGCACCCCGTTCTGTTCTGAGTTGCACCCCGTGCCGTCATCTGCACCCCGCTTTGAACGGGGTGCAGCATTTGCACCCCGGACTAGCTGAAGGTCGTAAACAACTGGGCGGCGGTCATGGCGCTCGATGTAAACAGCAGCAAGCGCCTGATTGCCGCGAACGATGAATCCACCTGCCTCCAGAGCATCCAGTTTGTAGCGGATGGTGCGCTCGGCAAGGCACGTGTCTTCGGCCAGAGTTCTAGCCGATGGATACGCCCCGCGACCATCTGCACTGGCGTAGTTACCCAGGCAAAGCAGTACGTGGCGAGCAGTCGGGTCAGAAAGTTCGGTCTTGGCGATCTGAAGCGCCCAGGCCATAGCTTGAACACTCACAGTGCAGCTCCATTCAGTCTTTCGGCCAGCAGTGCCAAGCCTTTCGGGGTAATAAGGGGATCGAAGGCGGCGCGCTCTATGCCTGTCTCCGGGTCAGGCTTCAACGCGGTGACCTTGTGCTTCATCAGGCCAGTGGTAATGCGGGGCTGATGCGCAACCCAGCGCTTCGTACCGCCCCGACGGAAGATCCACCGATTCGCCTGGAGCCAGTCGAACAGCTTCGAAGGTGAGATTTGGAGTTGCTTAGCGGCATCGGTGATGCAGATCGCGCCGCCAGCGCCCGCAAGACGTTGAATCGCGGCGACCTTGGGCGCTTGGCGATCAATCACATGCTGGAGTTGTTCGTTCTGCTCAGCCTGCTGGGTTGCCAAGCGCATCGCTTCGAGGAAGTTGGTCGGAATCTGCAGCTGTCCAATCACTCGCCCTTCCAGCTCATGCCAGCGCCGGATTACTTTCATCCGCATCGGGGCGCTGTAGCCAGTGAGCAAGCAATCGGTATGCTCGCGATCGAGCAAATACTCTGTCTGGCTCCGGTTCTGGCCGTCTTGATAGATGCGCTCAAAACTGAGCGCATCTATGTTGAGCTCAGTAAGCATGCCCACAACGTCGCGTTTTACGTTCTTGTGCAG